AATTAACTCTGGTGGAATACCATAAAGTTCTATATAAGCCTTGACCTCTAACTCAATATCATCTAATGATGGTGATGAATCAAAGACCCACTGTATATTTTTTACCTTATCAAACTTATCGTCATAGTGTTTGCTATTGCGATTTAAGTTCTCCTCCACCAGAGTTTGATTATGACCTGAGATATGTGCTGCAGTCCTCATCATCACAGTTGAAACATCTGTATCTGCAGAGAAGAAAAGTGTTGGCACATTAGCCTTAATTGCATAAACCAAAGCGAACATAGACTTACCAGCGTTTGGAGCAGCAGCAATCATACAAACCTGCCCTCTTCTAAACCTTATCTGTTTGGATTTTAAATCATTCCAAACATCAGGCAAGGGAGTAGCCTTTGTAGTTGTACTCTTCCAAGCTCTTTTTAAGTTAAGCAATTTCTTCTTCTCTTAGGATAATGTTTCTTTGTCTACGAATTGCTCTGCGATCTTTTTCTGATAGACCGCCCCATACTCCGTATCTTTCTTTTTGTATGCCCCACTCTGCACATTCTTGCTGGTGGGGACATAACTTGCAGACGTTTTTAAGTTGTCTTATTGCAGATAGTGAATCTCCTACTTCGGGAAAGAAAAGATCCAACGAGATCTCAGCGCAAGAGGGGTTCTCAAAACTACGAGGCCCCCGCACTTGCTATCTAATCCAGACTGTATCGCACTTATCTGTTGCACCTTTAGGTGCAGCGCACATCCAACCTTTCCAAGGACCCTTGGTACCTTGTCCAGATCTAAAGCTCATAGACCCGTGCTTACAATCAGGTGCATCACCTGATGGTGCTGACATTGTTGTAGCACCTAATGCTTTCTTAGCATAAGCAATTGCTCCGCCAGTTGGTTGAGCAGTGGCACCAAGTGTGGTACCAGTTGAAGTAATGAGTGTTGATAGATCAGCAATTGATGTTAGAGATGCCTCTAACTCTGCCTGATTTGTTGCATATAGATTCACTAAAGTTCCATCAGCTAACTTATAGTTGATCTGAAACTTAGTTGATTCAGGTGCAGCCATTTATTTTCCTCCAGTTTTTATATTTAATCTAGCGAAAGGTTGTCCCTCCACCTTTGGTACAAAGCCTAGTAGTTTTTCTACTTCGGCTGTGTTAACTGTAGACCTACCATTAACAGTTGTCCAGGTAATCTGTACACCACTAGCAGTCTCTCCAGTTATACCGTCAAACGCAGTTCGTAATGACTCTCGTTTTTCGGTCAACTCTTTTATCTGTTGATCAAGTTGCAAGTACATCAAGGCTGAATGATCAACACTACTGTCTTCTATAACAGGTAGTTCATCCTTGATACGTTCTTTTTTTAAGCCAGAACATCCGATCTCTCCTGTTGCATCAAAGTACTTGCAATAAGATTTGCAGTAGTTTTGATCTCTCTCAGGATCTGGTGCTATCTCTGACTCTTTAACTGCAGCCAACCAGTTAAGAGCTTCTTCAGCAATTGTAGGGTCATACTCTTCAGAGTGGACAACTACATCTCTCTCATCTCCATCTCTGGCTATGGCTACCAGATTGACAGTTCTAGGCTTCCCCTTCCCAGACTTGTCTAATAGATAGCCATAGACCTGAACCTGCCAACGTTGTTGATTAGATGGAAAGTAAGAAAGGTTTTGTTTCTTAACAGTCTTCCAATCAATAACATCGCCAGTCTCTGGAATGAATAGATCTATATGCGCTTTCATCCCAGAATACTCAACTGCAGTTTCAACCCAGTACTTCTCACCCTTTGGATCTATGCTGCGTATTGCTTCTTCAATAGTAGCGTGGATAGCAGTACCCATAATCGCTGCTAACTTTAATTCGTTCTCATTAGTTTCAGGTTGATCGTTAAGACGATACCAAACTTTTCTACGGCAACCACCCAACTCTGATGGACCTACCTGTGTCTGTTTAGATCTAGCCCTACCAGCATCTTTAGCTCGTAAAACATCAATCAATAACTGCTTTGGATCGCTCACTATAATCCCCACTTAATAAAAAATTCTAGAATAAATCTGTACATCTCTAAGTCTAATAGATAAAACTGTAATTGCCAATATATTTCTTTCATCATCTTCCTTACTTTGTGAACTGAGTCTTGATGGTTGGTACTCCACCACACCATACGTTGTACTGTATAGCAATATTGATTGCTTTCTTTGCAGCACTTGCTGCTTTAGCGTGGGTTCTAATCTCACTCTCCATTGCAGCTAATGCACCAAGAGCAATTGATCCACCTGATCCGATGCCGTATAAGTTTCTATCATCTCTCATATACCCATAGTCATCACTGATCTGATATATCTTTCCATTAAAACAAATTAAAGCATCCCACCCAGAGTCATCATCATTCTTATTCTTAGGCGCAGGGTCATAACCTGCATCAGTTAATGTTTGTTTAATAGATGGTAGAACTCTAATCATTAAAAAGCGATCAGGCTCTTGAGTTTTAATTACCTTTGGTGGTTGCCATAAGTTATTTAAAATATCTCCAGCAGTAGCATCACCTGCTACAGCTATTAGATATTCATTAACCTTAACTATTTTGTCATAGCCTTTGGCAATGTAAGGTTTATCAGTATAGGTAGTCATAGTATCTGAGGCTAATACTGCCCAACCTTTGCCTTGGATACCAATTATCGCGGTCAATTCAACTCCTATCTCTTAAGGTAAATAATACCACTACTACAACAAAAGTGTGGGATGACATTACGACACGCCGAGGGCCGTAATAACATCAATAGTGGGTTCGTAGATTATGTTTTTTCATATTACATATAGCGTGAGTAGGTCTTATATTGTCAATAGTATCAGGCCCTCCCCTGCTTAAAGGGATTAAATGGTCCAGGTGTAGACCATACTGCCAACCTTCACCACTACTTTGTCTCTTTGCAGATAAATCAATAGGATTAGAGCATATATAACAGTCAGTTCCATACTTCTTTAACACTTCTTCTTCGGTATATTTTTCTTGGCCGTTAAAAAGTTTAAGAGCTTTTCTTTTAGCAGTGATTCTTCTGCTATATGATTTTACTTTTTCAGAATTATTCTTTGCCCATTTTCTATTTATGTTATAAACTCTCTTAGAGTTTTCTTTGTAATACTGCCTACGTCTAATTGCGTTAGCATCTTTACAAGGTTGACAGGTAGGTTCTTTTCTTCTTATGTGTCTAGCATAGGCAGATAAAGTTCCGCAGGGTTTCATAATATAATTATATCACATTCTGGCGTGTCGCGTATAAATTTTCAATAGTGGAGTGTAAAATATGAGCCGAAGGCGAATAATACGGGCGGCGCATTGAAGCGCCGCGATGGTTACGGTATCTATGTTCCGTCTACCAAGGCTGTTTAAAAACAGGGAGAAGCTCCCACCGAAGTTCGGTTCAGATCTTAGAGATCTCGGTCCTCTTCACGCCTGTCCTTGTGGCTCTATGACCTTTACAATTATGGCATCCTTCTATGATTACCAACTATCTTGGTATCACCTAGACGGTGAGTGTTCTAACTGTGGAAATCTTGTGCTTGTTCCTACACCAATAGATAAACCAGATTACAATCAAGAGTAGTTAAAACATTTGTCAAATTATGGCGTGTCTTTATTAAATGAGCTTTTACCACACATAAAAAATCTAGATATTAGATAACTGAAAAATCCTCAAAAGTATAATTGTCTTGTGGTTAAGAAATACTTAGCCATAGGAGAGGTAAAAATGAAATGCTGTAACCATATAGTAATAAAACAAAACTGTCAGTGTCATAACTGCAATGGCAACTTATGCGAGTTTGAACAAGAAAAAGGCATAAAAAAAGAAGGGCGCAGTTAAGCGCCCTCCTGTGTTGCCTCGCGGTATTAAAACTACTTAGTCAGACCGTATTCTTTTTCAGTCTTATCTGCCCACTTAGCAAGTGGTGCTGCGATAGATCCGATCAAGATTGCATATTCTGGTGCTAGGTCAGCCGCTAGTGCTAATCCCATTGTTACTGCTGAAGCAAGTACAGCTCGTAGGTAAGACTTAAATGCAGCCTTAGCCTTCTTGCTCTTTAACTTCTTTAGTAGATCCTTCATTATTTCTCCTGTTTCTTTTTAGGTAATGGCTTAGGAAGTGTAAACTTCTTAGGCACCTCACCCATCCAACCAAACCAGTTGGAATCATCTTTAGCATACTGATCCTTTATGGATATATGCAAGTGTTTATTATGGGGATTCTTTCCGCTATAACTTCTTTCACCATCTACTTGATTCCAGATCTTGCCTTTAAATATTAGATACTTAACTCTACGATCTGTCTGTAATTTCTTATAGATATCCTTGCAATCTACTCCATTATCTGGATCGTGGGTTAGATCTACAGCTAGTCCTGTATTGTGGTCTGAGTTAGGACTTTGTTTAATGTGAGCCGATGAAGGCAAGAGTCCGTCTGAGGCTTTCTTGCGCTTGGGCCACAATGCTGTCGCTTGTCGTAGTACTGCTATTGCAGCAGGTGTCGCTCTCTTTACAACAAGTTTCATTCTTTATTTCCTTTTCCATATTATGCTACGCCTTTTTCTAGTAAGGTTAAATGTAATGCGTTAATCTTATCTGGTCTAAATCCTGACCAGTGGAACTTATCATATACAACTACGGGTGCCTGCTTATATCCTAATGCTTCTACAGTTTCTTTAGCAGTTTGGTCTTGGCTTATATCTATTACTTCGTATTTTACTTTACTTCTATCTAATAACTTCTTAGTCATCTCACATTGCACACAATCTGGTAATGTGTAAACCTTAACCATTCATTCCCCCTTATTTATTTTTTGTTGATAAGTATACTTATTATTTCCTCCACTTGTCTTTCCAACCTACTGACGGAATCTTTTAAACTAGATCCACCATTCGGGCGAAGCTCGGATAAATAGTGCTTCACAAGGTGTCTTACACCCATCGCTATTGCGCCTATTAGTGTAGTTATAGAGACTGCTAATGCAGCCCAGTCAGAAGGGGTCATTATGGCTCCTATGAAATAGATCTAATTGTTACGACCAGTGTTCCTCCGTAGCCAGAGAAACGAGGTCCTGATGGTGTCTTGTTTATAAAATCAAGTTCTTCAATAAGGCCAAGATATGACTCACCTGTCCTGAAGTCTTGAACTCTAACTGTATCTCCCACATTTTCTACTTGTTCTAGTTGGCTCATACGCTCATATGCTGAACCTTCGTATCCTTCTTCAACACCAAACTTCTCTGTCTCGTGGTCATAGCAGAATAGTGGATATTGAATTAAACGCTGACGAGGTACTGCAGGTAATGCTTTAAGATTGTAACCATTAAATACTGGTCCTTGTGAGGTATCTGTAGTAGATCTAGTAAGAGTAAATTTAAATCCTAGATACTCTTGTGATCCTGTTGGATATGAAACTGTTACCTCTGGTACAGAACTTTCTTGAGCAAATGTACCTATGCGATACTCAATATTATCATAAGTAACTGTATCTATATTTAATCCACCAGTAGAGTTATCAACTCTAGCCTGTAATAATTTATATACCTTTAACTCTAAAGTATTGTAACGAATAAATCCTGTCTGTAGGTAACCCTCTTCTAGTTTCTCATCTAAGTTTTCAACATAGATAGCGCCATCAGTGGTTCCATTATTAGCAGTAACAAATGCTAGTTGATTGGTATCACCCATAAATGCACAGGTGGTAGTATCAAAGCCAGT